TCCACCTCCTTTTCCTGGTCTATGCCGATCTCCCGGAGCCAGGCGGCCACGTCGAAGCACGGGCAGTCTTTCAGCCACTCGTTCGGCGTAATCTTCCCGTCTCCGTTGAGATCCGGGCTCAGGTCCCGGTGTCCTACAATCCGGACGTCCGGGAACCGGTCGTGGAAGTCGCGCACATACGCGGCCATCGCCTCCTTTTGCATGGATGTCCTGGTGTCGCAGGGTTCACCAAAAGCATCAAGGCCTCCGGCATACACGATGTGCCGCGACACGCCGTTATAGCCCTTCGCGCCGTTGGTGATCTCCCAGGGATCCACCCATGCGTCCTCGTTATTGTCCACCAGCCGCTCAACCCTGCCGTCCAGATGGATCAGATCAGTGTATCCGACCTGCTTCCACCCGCGGCCGCCGGCCCACGCGGGCGAGGTGTGCCACCGGCGGATGTCGTCGGCGGACACCTCACGCCCGGCGGGGGTGGCGGTGCAGTGGATGACCAGGTATTTGAGTGGTTTAGGCATAGTTGCTTAGTATTTTCCCCGGTATGTCAATGCGACAGTGCGTATATGAGGAGTCAATACCCTGGAGCCGAAAGAAGGAAGTAAACCGGCATCCAAAGGAGCGAATCTATGCGATGCACATCTGATGACAGGGAGCAACAGATCCGTGGAGTCTGGAGTCTGAATGGCCAGGTACTCGACGGCAGGAACGGAAACCTGCTGAGGGGCGACATTCACGTCCTGAATGTCGATGGCCGTTGCAGGGATGTAAACCTCATGCTGGGCAATGTCCATCCGGGGCGGGTCGAGAGTCGGCTGCTGGCGCTCATACGCGCAGCACGCGAGAGTCGTCATCGCAGCAAGGGCGATAGCTAAAAGAAAACGTTTCATAAAATGAAGTATTTGTGGTTAATGGGTTATGCGTTTGCCATAGCCTGCTTGACAGTTACTTCATACTCGGCGTCAGTACCGGGAACGGTAAGGACGACGGTGGCCACACGCGGGTTGTCTCCAGAAGCGTCATAGGCATAAGCCTGCGGCGTGAAGGTCACCTTGTGGCCGTTGGAGCCGACTGAGACCTCAAGCCATTCGTCATCGGTTTCGGCCGCGACGCCGGAGCCGTCAGACGTGGAGTAGTTGCGGTTCACCGCGGTTGCCGTGGCGGCCAGGACGACCTCTTCGGCGCCGCTGATGACCGGCGTGCTGTCGATGACGGCAGAACGCTTGTCAAGCCATACGACCTCTTCGCCGAAAGCAATCTCCGTGTCGCCCTTGAGCAACATTTTGAAGAAATACTTCTCCCCAGCGTTGGTGAGCTTGTCGATCTGGATGATCTCGTCGTCATCTGCGAAGCCGACGCCGCCCCACACGTTGGAGTCATCGTCCGGGGAGCAGATAGTGGCCACAAGCAGACCGTCGGGCCAGTTGGCGAGAGATTCGATCGGGATGCCCTTGAAGCGCTCCACATTCATGTCGGTGTAGTTAGCACCCTTGCTCGGCTGAGCGGAGAGTTCATCGTCGTAGGTGTCGAAGTCCGTCACGCTCATCAGAATGCGGAGGTTCGGGTTCTTGCGGAGCCACACGGGGATCCGTTTCTTGAGAGCCTTCAGGCGACCGATCATCGTGGTAGCCGTCGTAGTGACCACGATCTTGTCCGTGTCGGCGGCCATGCGGGTGATGATGCCGTTGAAGAGATGGTCGTCGTCATCGCCGGCCTCGCCGTTGATGAAATGCCAGCCGAGTTCGAACTTCACCTGTTTGGCGAGGGCTGCCAGGAGGGCGTTCTGTGCCTCCGGAGGGAGCTGGGAGAATACCAGCGGGCCGGTGGGCTGCCACTTGCGCCAGATGTCTTCGAAGGAACGGGGATTGAAGGTCGTGAAGGCCATGAATTCCACGGGAACCAGCTCCCGTTCGGAATAGTTGAAGTTACCCTTGGAGTCGGAGTCCGTAGGCATCTCCTTGCGTTTCTGCAGCATCGTGCCAGTCTTCAGGCGCGGGATGCTGAACTTCTTGGTAATGGGCACAATGCGAATCAGACCCTGATCCACAAGCTCATTCCCGGTTGCGGCGAGGGTCAGAAGTTGCTCCAGCACTTCGCCGTTGTAGTTGGTGTTCTGAATGTTGATTGCCATGAGTAGAATGGTTTTTCGTTGTTACATTTTTATGGTGCCCTTCGGCTTGGGGCTGATCTTTCCCGTAGCAGCCCCTCCTGCGGTACCGCCCACGCCCTGACGCGGCGGTCTCGGCGTGTTCGTTTTCATCGCTGGGCACGTTTCTCGCGGATCTGGTTCTGCCGCTTTTCCCAGGGACCGAGATTGTCCTGAGGGGCAGGATTCTTGATGTCATCGCCGACGCGGCGGCCGGCCTTCATGGAGTTGATGACCTTGACCGCACTGGTGCGGTCGGCTTTCAGGAGGTTACGGTAGGTCTCGCGATCCCCCTCCTTGATCTTGCCCGCAGAAACGGCGGAGTCCAGGATGGTGTTGACCTGCTCGTCATCAGCAGCCGCGATCCGGGCCTTGAGGTCGTCGTTCTCAGCCTTCAGCTGGTCGCGCTCCGCCTTGAGGGCCGCATTCTCGGCATCCAGCTCGGTGATACTGCCGAGCGCCTCTTCCTCGGTGGCCACGTTGGCGAACCGTGGAATGTTCTTGAGTTTGTCCAATTGCATATTGTTGGTGTTTGAGGGCTTGACGAATGCAAGCCGGTTGGTTAATACCTTGTTGTAGAGGTCGTGGGCGGACATCGAATCGTCCGCTCCCGGAAGCTCCGCGTCGTAGATGCCGTCGGCGAGTCCCAGGGCCACTGCCTCTTCGGCCGTGAACCAGTGGTCGTCCCCATCGAAGTAACGGGCCCGTACTTCCTCCGGGGCGATATGCATACGCTCCGCGATGATGCCGGAGATGGTGTCCTCCAACCCCCGGATCTCGTCTATCATCTTCTGCAGGTCTGCCACGTTCCCGAAGACGCCGCCGCTGACGGCGTGGATCATCAGCCGGGAAAACCGGCTCATATAATGCTTGCGGCCGCACATCGCCACGATGCCGGCAATGCTGGCGGAGATACCGTCTGTATATATGGCCACATCGCAAGCGCTGCGACGGATGGCATTGAAGATTGCGATGCCGGCATAGACCTCGCCGCCCTGGCTGTTGATGCGGACGCGGACCCTGTCGCACGACTTCTCGAGCTGCAGCAGCTCCCGGACGATGTCCCGGCTGCTGACCATACCGTCTTCACTTACCTCGTCGGCGATCTCCCCGTAAATGAGCAGGTCGGCCTCGCGTCCTTCTATGATTGCATTGGTAGTTGTCTCCATTGTGCTTGATTTGCAGCAAGTTTAACAACACCCTGTCTTTTATCCGAAAAAGTCTCCAACCGTTGGAGAGTATTATCCAACCAATGGAGAGCTTTTTTCAAATCCGCTCGAAAGTGTGCAGATTTGGACAAATTCTACAACTATGGGCAATTTGACCAACAAGCAGAAGCGATCGCTTGCGCAGGTTCTCTTTTGCAAAGAGAACTTGACGATCCAGGAAACGGCCGAGAGAGTGGGTGTTTCCCGGCAGACTGTGGGGAAGTGGGCCAAGGAGGACAAGTGGGAGGAGCAGAAGGTGGGCGTCACCCTCACCAAGGAGGAGCAGATCAAGAACCTCTACCGCCAAATCGGGGAGATCAACAAGAACATCCTCGACCGAGACGAGGGATCCCGCTATGCGACCATAAGCGAAGCAGACACCATTAGCAAGCTGTCCGCCGCCATCAAGAAGATGGAAGGCGAAAGCGGCATCGCCGACATCATCTCCGTCGGCATCAAGTTCATCGAGTGGGTGCGCAAGGCAGATGTAAGCCGTGCCCGTGAATTCGCGGAGTGGTGGGACCTCTTCGTCAAAGACCAGCTCTGACATGGCGACCAAGCAGACAGAACTCGAAGCCAAGCGCAAGTGGGAGGAATACATCGCCGACCTGAGGCGGGAAACGCCCGTGGAGAACCTCACGCAGGCCGAGATTGTAGCCAAGCGCAACTACCTGGAGGCCCATCCCATCGAGTGGATCCAATATTTCTTCCCGAAATATGCCAAATACCCCTTCGCCACCTTCCAGAAGAAAGCCATCAGGCGCATCTTGGAGCACGATGAATGGCTTGAGGTGCTCTCCTGGAGCCGAGAGCTGGCAAAGAGTACCCTCGTGATGTTCTGTGTGATGTTCCTTACGCTTACCAAGCGCAAGCGCAACGTGATGCTGGCCTCCGCCACTCAGGACGCCGCCATCCGGCTGCTGGCGCCTTATCGCGCCAACCTGGAGGCCAACGGCCGCATCATCGCATTCTACGGCGAACAGGTGAACCTGGGCAACTGGACAGACAAGGAATTCATCACCAAGGGAGGGGCTGCCTTCCGCGCCATCGGCGCCGGCAACGCGCCGCGAGGCAGCCGCAACGACGAGGTGCGCCCCGACGTGCTTCTGGTCGACGACTTCGATACCGACGAGGAGTGCCGCAACCCGGACATCATCCAGAAGAAATGGGAATGGTATGAGCAGGCCTTCTACGCCACGCGCTCCATCAGTGAGCCCACGCTGATCATCTGGTGCGGCAACCTCATCGCCAAGGACTGCTGCGTCCTGCGCGCTGCCAAATATGCCGACAATCACGATGTGATCAACATCCGGGATAAGGACGGTCATTCCACCTGGCCGGAGAAGAACACGGAGGAGCACATAGACACAGTCCTGGCGAAGATCTCAACGGCATCGGCCCAGAAGGAATACTTCAACAACCCGATATCCGAAGGCGAAGTCTTCAAGGATCTGGTGTGGGCTAAGGTCCCGGCACTCTCGAAGTTCAAGTTCCTGGTGGCATACGGCGACCCCGCCCCGGGCGAGAGGGGCAAGAAAGGATCCAGCACCAAAGGCGTCGCCCTGGTGGGGCAGCACGACGGGAAGTTGTACGTCATCAAGGTGTTCCTCGACCACGCCCTGAACGCGGAGTTCATCCGCTGGTACTTTGACCTGCATGAGTTCGTGGGGAGCAAGGCACCGCTGTATCACTTCATGGAGAACAACTCCCTGCAGGATCCTTTCTTCCAGCAGGTATTTCGGCCGCTGGTGCAGCAGATGTGCCGCGATCGCGGCGAAACCCTGATCATAAAGGGCGACAGCCAGAAGAAGACGGACAAGGCCACCCGCATCGAGGCGAACCTGGAACCGCTGAACCGCAACGGGCAGCTCATCTTCAACGAGGCCGAAAAGGACAATCCACACATGAAGCGGCTCGCAGAGCAGTTCACCCTCTTCACCCTTGCCCTCAAATACCCCGCCGACGGCCCCGACCTCGTTGAGGGCGGCTGGCGCATCATCCGCAACAAACGGCACGCGGAAGGGCCAGTCGTGGCGCTTCCCGGCCATAAATCCAATAAAAAGCTATGAGCGAATTCATCCAGACTTCGGACTACAACGCCTCCATCCACCGGGAGATCATCGAGACCATCACCCGCGGCGACGACGAGGTGGTGGAGATATGCGAGGACCGCGCCGTCGATGAGATGCGGTCCTATCTCTCCGGGCGCTATGACTGCAACGCCATCTTTGCCGCCCGCGGCGAGGATCGCAATACCCTGATCCTGATGATGGCCATCGACATCACCATCTACCACATCTTCAGCATTCACAATCCGCAGAAGCTCTCTCAGGTGCGCGTGGACCGCTACAACCGTGCGGTAGAGTGGCTCAAGGCGGTGGCCGCCGGCAAGATATCCATCGCCGACGCCCCGCTACTTCCTGAAGAGACGCTGAAAAAGAACGCGCCCACCCTCATCAAGGGCAACCCTAAGAAAGACCAACACTTCTAACAACAAGCAACAATGGGATTCTTCGACAGAATAAGAAAGAAACCGAGCGCCCCGGAGCAGACCCCAGCGGAGCGCCGCATAACCGTCGGCGGACAGGTCACACGCCCGGGCGCACACATCATCGTGCAGCAGCCGATGCGGTTCAACCTCGACCTGGGCGTGTTCAAGCAGGCCATCCGCAGCGCCGAGAACGTGGACTACACCCGGCGCGTGCAGCTCTACGACATCTATACCGAGGCGATGCTTGACCCGCACCTGATGTCTGTAATCCGGAAACGGAAATCAGCAATCCTCGGGTCCCCGATCGAATTCCGGCGCTCTGGCGTGCCGGACGAGGCCATCAACGCCCAGATCGAGTCGCCCTGGTTCTACCGCTTCATCAGCGACCTCCTCGATGCCCAGTTCTGGGGCTTCACCATGGTGCAGTTCTTCATCGATGAACGGGGCTGGATCGACTATACCCTGGTACCGCGCAAGCACGTGGATCCGCAGCTGAACCTGATCCGCCGGCACCAGAGCGACACCGTCGGCATCCCGTTCTCGGAGTATGACAACCTCCTGATGGTAAGCGGCAGCGATCCGCTTGGGCTGCTGGCCTGCTGCTGCCCTTACACCATCTACAAGCGCGGCACCGTCGGCGACTGGGCCGAATTCTCCGAGATCTTCGGAATGCCCATCCAGGAATACATCTACGATGCCACGGATGAGGAATCACGCCAACGGACTATCGCAGACATCATGGCAAACGGCTCCAACAGGGTTTTCGTGCATGCCGATGACAACACGTTCAGATTTGTCGAGGCCGGCAACAAGACCGGCTCCGCCGACGTGTACGACAAGCTGGTGGAGCGCTGCAACGCGGAACTCAGCAAGGCCATCCTGGGCAACACCCTCACGACCGAAGCTTCGGAGACCGGCACGCAGGCCCTTGGAACCGTCCACAAGGAGGTGGAGGACGAACTGGCCAAGGACGACCGGAAGTTCGTGCTCAACGTCCTGAACTACGACATGACGGATATCTTCCTCGACCTGGGCATCAACACCGATGGTGGCGAATTCTCGTTCGTGCAGCCCGAGGTGATGTCCGCGTCCGAGAAGGCCGACCTCTTCCAGAAGGCCCTGAATATGGGCCTCCCCATCGACGATGACTACATCTACGAGCAGCTGGGCATCGAGAAGCCCAAGGATTACCAGGCGCTCAAACAGGAACAGGGCGAGCGCCGCGAGAGGCAGCTTGAGGCGCTGCGCCAGGCGAAGGAATCCCCAGAGAACAGGCTGCGGGGTTTTTTCGGGGACGCCCCGCAGTACGGGGCTTTAGAGTGGTAGTCGATGAGCTGTACTACGGTCCCGGAGGCAAAGCGCCGGAAAATGTCGCAGCGGTCCCCATCGACCTGTCAAAAGCCGTTCAAAGGGCGCTCAAAAGGATCTACGGGAAAGAAGTGGATCCATATCGGCAAATCGATCCCGGCCTCTGGAAAGGGGTCGTCGACACGATCGACCTTGCGGCTGCGGAAGGCATCAAAGGACATCCTGGAATAAGCTACGATTTCAAGCAGCAGCTGCAGCACAACGACGAAGTGTTTGCTGCCTTCAAAGTGCATCGCCTGCAGAGCGACATGGCCCGGCAGATGGTGGACGCTGAAGGCAATATCAAAAGCTTCGAGCAATGGGCGTCCGATGTGCAGCCCATCGCTTCCCGCCAGTGCCGTCAGTGGCTCCGGACGGAGTATGATACTGCCATCAAGCGGGCATCACTGGCCGCAGACTGGCAGCGTTTCGAGGAGGAGAAGGATGTGCTGCCGAACCTCCGCTGGGTGCCGTCCACTGCAGCGAACCCCGACGCCTTCCACCAGTCGATGTGGGACACCGTCCTGCCCGTCGACCACCCGTTCTGGAGTTCGCATCATCCAGGGGACCGCTGGGGATGCCAGTGCGCCCTGGAAGCTACTGATGATCCGGTGACGCCTTCGCCGACGGTGGACTATGCCACTTCATCGGGGCTCGAGAACAACCCCGGCAGGGATGCCAAGCTTTTCAACGACACGCACCCGTATTTCCCCGACAGCTGCGACAGCTGCCCGTTCCGGAATGGGCACACTCCATCTGGCCCGACGAACAGGGCCAAGGATTGCTACCACTGCGAGTATGTAAAAGGCGTTCTTCCCAGATATAGCCAAAGTACCATTGAAAGGAGGAATGAGATACAGATGCAAGCTCGAAATGAAGTCCAGGGATCCTTTATCGACAATAAAGAGATGCGGGGGATATTCGTTTCGGGATATACGATAAAAGAGTTCCTCGATCAGCCGCATTCCCACTACTCTGAAAAGAATGAGTTGATATTGCGTATAGGAGAGGTGATGAGAAAGGCTGTTTATGTAACTTCTCATGCGCCATTTAAGAGGACGCGGAAAACAACAAAAGTAGTGAAGGAACACTTCTTTGAAATTGAAATAAGAGGGGACAAATCTTGGCTTATAGTCAAGGAATATGAAGATGGGAATAAGATCCTTTATGGAATATCAGAGTCAGAGAAGGTCCTTCTGCCGCCAAAATAAGAAACCCCATTCTCTTCGACGGAACTGCAATCCGCCACCTCAAGAATAGGGCTTCTATTGTCTTTTGCAAAGATATAAAAACTTTTTGAATTCCAAACAAATACTCTTCAATAGATGACCGAAAAGGAATTCATCGACCACCTCAAGCACCTTCAGCCCGAACTCGAGCGGTTGATCGGCCGCACCCTCCCGGTCAAGATTGGCGCCAAGGCCAAATCCCTCTTCCAGGAGAACTTTCGCAAGAGTGGCTTCCAGGACGGTGGCCTGCACGCCTGGCAGATCACCCGCCGGCAGCTGCTGGGCAAGGGCGCCGACGCCCAGCGCGGCCCGCTGCTCTCCAGCCGCCAGATCCTCTACAAGTCCATCGCCTACACCCCCGAGCAGGGCGCCGTTACTATCTATTCCAACGTGAAATATGCCGGCATTCACAACGAAGGGGGAACGGTGGTCTCTCACCCGCGTATTACGCCCAAAATGCGGCGTTTTGCCTGGGCGAGGTATTATGAGTCGGGCGGAGGGAAGAAGGGTCAGAAAGGCCAGGAAACGGGCGATGCGGCGATGTGGAAGGCCCTCGCCCTGACCAAGAAAACCACCCTCACTGTCAAGTCGAAGATTCCGCAGCGCCGTTTTATGGGCCCATCCGCCGACCTTACGACCGCTGTAGAGAAAATCATCAACACCGAAGTCGGGAAGATTCTTCAACCATAGAAGGGAGCCTTGATGGCTCCCTTCATTGTTCTTTGGCGCAGGTAGCGAAAGATCCTCCACCTTTAGCCGCCTCTACATGTGTTGATGCGATCGTGCGCGGTTCCGGAGGCCGGTCTTCACAGTAAGCACTGCAAAACCTGCAAAAACGATGTCGTGGTTCTAAATCAAATAAGCACATTTCTTTCCTATATTCCCCAATAAATAATTATCTTTGAGATGAAATTATCGCTTCGCCAAAAGAATGATTTATTTCTCATGCAGGGGGATGGCCGTCAGCCGTTCTGCTGTTTCTTTTTCCATATTATCAAGATACAAGTCATAGAACATCTCGGTTAAATGTCCAATAAGATATGCCCACGCTTCCTCATCTTCAATTCCTCTTTGCTTGAGTATGCGATAGGCGACATGGTACAGTTCGTGAGCCACGATTTTATTACTTGGTTCCTCGCGGAAGATGACCATACAATCCGTGGAGTCCCCGTAGCTAAAAGTGACGGCCCCAATCATTTCGTCGCCAACATTATTATAGAACGCCTCGCGCATCTCTGGAGTCGCTTCCAACTTGTCAAGGAAAGCGTCTAATTCTTTCGTGTTTGTGTCCCAGGCAAAAGAAATGTCGCTGTCGTAGATGTCTAATGAAAATCCTGTTATCATCTCTTTATCATTTTTTGGGAAATAAATCAATTCGTATTTGTTCTTTACTCGAACTGCTATCGAGGTAGATGCCAACTATTCTGCACGGCCTGCGCATACTTCCAAAATGAACGCAGACATCCATTCCTTCGTTGCTTCCGAATAACGAATCATTTTCGAGCCATTGCAAACGCCTTAAGACGCCGCCCAATGTGGAAAAGTCGGGCATCTCATCATCGCTCCCGGCTTTGTCCTCCTCCAGTGAGCCAATGAAAGAGAGTAATTCTTCAAGTTCCTTTCCAGCGCTGGTATAGTCCGGGTCATAGCCTTTTAATCGCCGTTCTATCTCGGCTTTTACTTTGCTTAAATTAGTCATATCTTAAATCTCTGAGTTCTTTTAAGCGGTCCCCGCCACGGAAGCCAGACCGGGACGGGGACCTGAGAGAGAAAATAAAAAAAGAAAGTAAAAAAGGCCTTCGGCCTTATTCGCCATCGGGGTCCGGTGCTACGGGGTCGACCTCCGTGATCCGGATCCGGTAATCCGTTTCATATACCTTGATGCCATGTGGCAAAGCCACTGTCCTGGACGCGATGCGCACCATGGGCGTTGAGTCAACCGACTCCAGCCGGAGCCCGCGCATCTTGCCGTGCAGAGCCTTGGCTGACTGGTATCGTTCACGGGCATATTCACGCTGCCCGGCATAGAGGTGGGTGTCGTCGTAACAGTCGAAGGCCAGGCGCGTGGTCACGAGCAATGAGCCACGTTGGTCCAGCACCGGCTTCGTCGTGTCCCATTGCGTCTCCCCGAAAGCAATGAGCAGTGCCGGGAATGGGATCGGGTATCCGTCCTCCCCGTTTAGCATCGCCTCCAGCTGGCCGTAGTCCTCATCGAGCGTCGCCAGCCCAAGATCCTGGGCGTTCCGCTCCAGGTATTCCATCAGTTCAAGGTAGAGTTCTTCCATTATTTGTGGATCTTGTATTTCTTGTTCAGTCGTTTGAAGTAAGCCATCAACTCCTCGATCGTCATGTCAGCAGTGCAAATGGGAGATTCTTTCCAGTTACCCGGGCGGCCTGCAGTCACGGCGATGGAAGGTACCCGGCTATTTGGTTTTTGGTCTTCCATTTTCGTCGAAGTCAAAAAGCAGAGGATCCTCCTTGTATTTCTCCTCCACTTCAAATTCGGCCCCCAGGATGTTGTAAAGGGTGGATTCGCTGATTTGGTATATCGGGTAGATGTACCTTCTCAGTATCTCCCGGTTCGATAGCCCGCTATTTGCATGCTCGCGGTAGATGCGATTGATTTCCCGCACCCGTCGAGCATAGCTCCTACCTTTGATTTTGCGTCCTTTACCCATCCTGTGAGCCTCCTTGATTATGATTCCGTCATACCAAGAGGAATCTGTTTCCAACCTCCTGTCTCAGGATCCTTGACCTCTGCACGAAGGAAAGTGCGGGTAGGGATAGGCCTGTAGGCCTCCTCGATGACGCGGACGCCTTCGATGAACTGCTCGTACCCGGACTCTTTAGCAATCTTGCTCAGCTGCAGGATGCGCTGGGCCTTGAGCGTCCCCTTGGCATCCTTGGCAAGCAGCTTGAGCACCATCTTCACCAGGGCCTGCGTCTTCTCGTCGGTGGCAAGTCCGGAAATGTATTCCTGGATCATGGCCACACCTTCCTCGGCAGTGTCGAGGTAGTTGTCGGTCAGGTACTGGCCGAGTTTGATACGCATCGTGCCGTCGGAAGATGTGAATGTGTGGCTCGAAAAGCCCATATCCTGGCCTTTTTTGTCCTTAAACATCTCGCCTTTGAGTTCGATGACGGTCTTGAAGTTCTCGAAGACCTTTGCCTTGACAGTCTTGATGTCCTCGCTGACGCTCTGGAGCTCCGGGATGGCGGCCGCCAGTTCGTCGTCCACCATCTTCGTATAGTCGTTGCGCTGCTGTTTGCGGCGTTCCTCTGCGGCCTTCTTCTCGCGCTCCGCCTTGAAGGCCTCAAACTCGGCCCGCTCCTCGGCAGTCATCTTTACGGTTTCCATACGCGGCGGTTTACAGGGACTCGACGGCCTTGAGGCCCTCAACATACTTCTCGACGATTGCCTTGGTGCCATTGAATGCAGCCTCGGCCGTCTCATACACCTTGTTGTTGATCTTATCCGCCACCTGCGCGGGTACCGGGACGCCCTCCAGGTTACCCCTGTAGACGAAAGGACGGTCATTTACGTTGCCGCCCGCTTTCTTGATGTCGGCGAAGTCCATTTCCGCCCGGATCTTGATGTCTACATCGCCGATGCCGGTCTCGATGGTCTTGATGGATTCCGTGGAGTTGCCGCCGAGCTTCTTGATCTGCTCGTAAGCCGCGGCCTTGAATTCTTGTTTTTTCATGGTTTGATAAATTTTGATTTATAAAAAAGGTGATTAAAGGTTCAGATTCTTGCTTGCCAACGCAATGGCCATCATAGCCATCACTAACGGGAAGTCTTCTTCAAATTCCGTGGCGACTTCCTCAGGGAGTATGACTTCCGTATGCTCTTGAAAATAGGCCATGAGTTTCTCGCGGGTTTCACGATCCTTCTCTTTCCTGGTCAGTTCCACGACCTGGGCTTGCACCAGGTCGTCGTCGATTTCGATAATGATTTTCATATGCTATTTTGTTTATAGATTGTGCACGACATCGTTCCAGTTTTTTGCGAGTTCGCAGATAAAAGCGGCAAGAATTAACGACTTGAGTTCTTTCTTGCGTTTCGAACTCCCATCAAAGAATCCGGGCTTTATGTTGACCTCCTTGATTTCATCAATGGCGAGTTTAAGTATCTGTGCGTCATGCTCAGCACTTGGCGTCGAAGCATTGTTAGCAATGGCATCAATCGCCGCACAGATCTCTTTATCTTCTATCAGGAATGTGATTTTCATTGTTTCGTGATTCTAATTCCCAATATTTCTTCCAAGAACCGGAATCCTGCATCAGTAACATGGTAAACAGTCTCAGCCCCCTCAAAGACTGAGGCATAGCCTTCCTTAACCATTTCGTCAAGGTCCGCATCACGGCCTCTAACACCGAAATAGTTGCGATAATACTTGTAGCGACCATTGTCGATTTTGTATGTCTCAAGGCCGATACACTGCTTCAGTTTGTTAATTGCTTTTACATTCATTGTTTTACAATATTTGAATTATGATTTATAAAACGTCAGGAAGAGAGTCTTTGTCTGCGTTCTGGTGCCAAGCAGCGGCTTAATGGGGGGGGGTATGATTTTCAAAATTTCGGATAGTTTCACCTGGATATCACTCCACTTGAAGATCAGGGTTCCGTTTGGCTTGAGGACGCGCCAGCACTCCTGGAGTCCCTGGGCAATATACTCTTGCCACCCAGTTTTCGGGAGACATCCATAGCGCTTCGCCAGCCAGCTCTCCGGCCCGGCATCGGTCAGATGCGGCGGGTCGAAAACAACCAGGTGGAAGGATTCGTCCGGGAACGGCATCTGACGGAAATCCACGAGCATATCGGGATTCACGACCAGATGTCGTCCATCACATAACACGGCATCCTCCTCCCGGATATCGCAGAAAAGGACACGCGGATCGGCCTTCTCATAGTAGAACGAGCGGCCACCGCAGCAAGCGTCGAGTATGGGCTTATTTTCCATAATACCACGCAGTGAAACGCTCGTTGATAATCTCCCAGTGCTTGCGGCCCTGGACGGTCTTGTCGAAGTCGAAGGCATTCTGGATGGTAAAGACGCCGTCGAAGCCCCAGAGCGTCCTAAGACGCATCCAAATCGGGCGGTCCCACTCCATCAGCACGAGATCCTTGAAGCTTTTATACCAGTCTTGACGCTGGATGTACTCCCGCACTTGCCGCGGGGTCTTTGAGCGTTTGATCCGCTCAACCGTGTAACACTTTTGTTTCATATTAGTATCTCCTTTTCTTTAGGCGCCTGATACACCGGTTGATATCAATGCCGGTTTTATGTCTTTTGAGTTCTTTCCTTCGTATCCATTTTGGCTCCCCACAGGTGGTAAAATCGAGAGAATAAAGAGAATTCTCTTCTTTAAGCCCTGACATCACTGCTGGGACATCGAACTGTGATCCATCCTCTTTTGTGACCCTGAGGAGGACATTTCCTTCAATGAAGGCACTGAATAATTCCTGATCTCCCATATACCTTACGCCATTGCCATCCTTCCCTGCAGGGCTGCCTGCAGCATTTCATTCGTGAGGCCTTCCACGGCCTTGATGTCTTTCTGTTTGTTGCTGAAGCAGGAGTAGAGGTTGCGCAGCCGCTCGGCCGGGATCTTATTGAAGCTCCCGTAGCCGGTGGCACGGCAGGCGATGCCCTGGATCAGCGGCAGGCTCTCCTGCTGCCCAGTAGCCCGCAGGTATCCACCGATGGCCGCGATGGCCCGCTTGCGGAGGCGGTTCATGTCCGGCTGCCCGGCCTGTTCCTGCAGCTTTGCGCACAGGTCGATCAGGTCGTGGGTGTCGATGTCGGCCGAGCTGTCCACGCCGTATCTGGCGACCAGGGCCATCTTTTCGTCCTTCGTCATACCGCACACGCTGCACAGCGTGTGGAACTTCTTCAGGACTTTCTTGTGAATGTCATCCATTGCGTTCATATCAGTCGGTATTAGGGATTTCCAATTCTTTTCTCAGTGTTTCTTCACCGTACATGGCAACCAGTTCATTATAGGCTTTCGTCTCTGCCTTACCCCGGGTCATCTTGCCCAGCACTACGTAAACCGCCACCATACATCTCCAAAAGGCGTGAATCTGTTCTCCTTTCGCAGTCATAGCCATCAGAATAGTTTCGGGTTGATTTCATCGTATGCCAGGTCACAAAGCCTCAGGACGAAAGCGCGGTCATCTTCACTGGCACTCCCGGGTATTGCTTCCCGGATCCGCTTGATGACGTCATAGACGGCAGCGTGCGGGGAGAGAAATACCTTATCAGTGGGCGAGCTCATGCCGAAGGTATTGGTTGCGACATTATAATTGGCGACATATCCGCCCTTGGAACGGCCTAAGCAGATGGTGTTCCACATACGTCCCGCTAAATTGGGGTTCCTGTATTCCAGGTGGGCGACAACTCTCATTGCCGCCGGCCTCTTCCGACCCCCTGTAGTAATGATTATTGTACTTTCTGTCATAGGTTTTTAGGTGTTACATTTCATCAATAAACTTCACATTGGCCTTCTCTGGCCATATTACGAACGGCTCGCCGCCTTCGCCGGCATCCCGGTCTTCGTAGCGGCTGATCGGGAAGGCCTTGAACGTATCTACGTGCAGCTTCACGTCGCTGAGCCTGCGCACCGTCTCGGCAATCGAGGGATCCGGGATTCCGCGCTTCTCGTGGCTCAGGAAGATAAAGAGCTTCGTCGGGTAGAACCGTAGCAGATCCACGAAGTCCCTTTTCTTGAAGCCAGGCAGGGCGGTCAGCGAGTCGATGATCACCACGCCCGGGCTCTTCCTCCGGTCCAGCCGGTAGCGGAGCTTCTCGATGGACTCCTTGTCCAGGAGCACAACCTGGTTGCCGGCATCCGGCATCCCGACCCGCAGCCACGCCTTCTGCAGGCTGAGGCTCATTCCCTGCTCGAGGGAGTCGTAGGCTACCTTCGTCCATTGGCTCAGGTACTTCGCCAGCATCAGGGCAAAGGTGGTCTTGCCGGATCCTGAATCGCCCCAGATGAGCCAGCTGCCGTGCAGCTCCGGACATCCGATGCACGCCCTCCAGTCGCCCTCGAAGGGCGCGGCCTGGAAGCGCGCGTTGGCCACGTTGCGATTCGCGATCGCCTGCGGCAGCCAGATGTCCTGTCCCTGGGCCTTCTTTGCCATCTACGCCTCCTCTCCTTCCTGCGTCTTGAGCGACCATACCAGGCGTTTCACGCGCCGCATATCGCCGTCGGCCTCATCCGCGATCTTCGCGATATCGTCGCGGTCTTCCACGCCATTGGCCCGGCAGATGGCCGTGATGTCCCGGCGGTTGGGGATCGGCAGGCCGATGAACTTGCGGCCGAGGCGGCTGTAGATCTCGCGATATCCCTTGCGGTTGTTCTTCACGCCCCGCAGGATCTTCTTTTCCAGATAGTCCGTCGCACAGACCAGGATGCTGCAATGGTCCTCCAGCTGGTTGTACAGCGTGATGAAGAAGTAGAGCACCTGATCGCTCAGTTTGTCGGCCTCGTCCAGGATTACCATCGGCGCGTCCTTTTTCTTGAGGGTCTGCACGGCGTCGAACATCATATCCGTGATGGTACCGGAGGCCTCGACGCCCATACTGCGCAGCAGCTCCGTGAGGAA